ACTTGATCCTGAATACCACAAATTCATCGGTCGATTGGCTGACGTCATTGAGTACACTCGCACTGCCGCCTTGTACTCTGACGAAATGATAACGTCCCCAGCCGTTATGCGTGAAATTCGCACCCTTTACGAGGAATCTTCTACCCTAAACATGTCCATACACATGAACACCATCCCTCGTCACCTCTCCACAGTTTACGTGGCCACTCACCGAAAACTTGGTGAGTTAGCTAAACGCTCTGTTAGTCTTCTCAAAGGCACAGAGTCCCGTATTGAACCAACCATGGTTTTTTTTACTGGCCCTCCTAAGGTCGGGAAATCTGCTATGATCACATTCGCTCAGAAGTCCATCTCTCACCTCAATGGTACGCCGTACGATAAGTCCATGACTTTCGTACTACCGGCAGGTAGTGAGTACTGGGAAGGTTATGCGAGGCAACCTTACGTTGTTCTTGATGATTTATGGAAATCTACGGACATCAAAATCCGCGGACTTGAATCCTCGAACATTATCAACATGGTTAATACAGCCCCTTACCCGCTCAACATGGCGTTTGAAGACAAAGGTTGTGTTTATTTTGACTCCAAGTACGTTTTCGCCACGTCTAACATCGCCAATAATGGTCTCGATAGAGCTGTTCTTGAAGTTGGCCTTACTGACCCCAAAGCTCTTGTTCGCCGTATGCATCTCGTCTTCCATCGCACCGAACAAGTGCCAGAAGACGTGAAGTACGCCACTTTCAGAGTAGATGCTTGTCCTCTCCCAGGATATGTTGGTAGGTATCTCAGTGCACCCGATTGCGTTAGGTTAATGCGCGCTGTCAACTCTAGTCAGCAGGATGCACACCTCAAATACGCTTATAACACTGAGGATCTCACGGCTATTTATCAGCTTGATGTTCAGGCTCATGAATGGCGCGAATATACGCCAATGTCATTGTACCTCAAGTGCACTCAACTTGGTTTGTATTCGTGGCTTGATTCCACTCACTGTTCTTACTATGTGGCTGCTTTTGCTGCTATTATGTGTTTTGCTTATGCCATACCAATATACGAGTTCATTTTCCCTATCGTAACCCACTCTGAACCCCAAAACTTCAAGGGTAAACGTACGTATGCCGACCGTGAGCCAAGAGCTAATTGGAAAGCAGCGAATTTCGCAAATGAGCAACGCAGGATGTTGCATGAAGAGCACACAAGTGCCTGGCAAGGTCTCAAGTTGCACAGTGGCGAGTTTAACTACATGCAGTCGATTTCCACCAAATTGCACCGCTCGATGGTTTATCTCGGCGCTAAGCTTCTCAACAATAAGGGTGAGGTCTCGTATTCTTCCACTTGTCTCGGGACCCATCTTACTGATGGCGTCGTCATGACTTGTGCTCATTGGTTGGTCCATTACGTTGGTCACCCCAATGCCGAGCTTTTCGTCAACATCAATGGTGATCAACATAAGATGCCATTTCCAGATGCTTGTGATTGCGTTTTGGTCGAAAACGTGGATGTGGCTTTTATAAAGCTCCCCAAGTCTGTCCCGCGACCGCCGTCTTTGCTTAAAAACTTTGTGCAACACGATAATATCATTGACTTGCCGTGTGGAGCTCCATTGACACACCTCTCCGTGAAACCCACTGGCACCCCGGTTGTGCGTCATTTTACCAAAGCGCCCTATTATGACGCAGTCCATTATGACCACTGCGGTGCTGTTTTTGTGGTCGAGCACCCTATCGGGTACTTCGACAAGACGGCACAGGGTGATTCTGGTGCTCTTATCATAGCTGAAGGCCCCCAAGGTAAACCAATTGTCGTTGGCATGCATGTTGGCTGCAAACCCCGCTTCAATGACAAGGACGTTGGCATAGCTATACCTATCACTTTGGAACAACTACAAGACGTTCTCAGTGTCTTCCTTGGCACGAATTTCTCCACTCACTCTGGTGAGAGTGATTTTCCCCTGACTGTACTGCGCACTGTTGACCTAAGCAAGTCCCACCAAGGACCCTGTAGATCGAGCATACGTCGCAGCAAGTTATTTGGGTGGGCTGGTCCTCCAACGTTCGTTCCCGTCCATTTGAGACCTTTCACCATTGACGGCCACGTTGTAAACCCTTTGCATGTCGCTCTATCTAAGATAGTTCAGACACAATTTGTTGGGTTCACTATCCCAGAGCGTGTCGACAACTATCTTCGCAATCTCTACCCACGTAGACGCGAGATGGCCCGGCTTCTAACCATGGACGAGTGCCTCAATGGATCTGCTATCTTGCACGTACCATCTGTTACCATGTCCACATCCGCTGGCTACCCTTTCAGTTTGACTAACGGTAAGGGAAAGTCTCCTCATTTGGTGCGCAGTGCTTCTGACCGCTTCGATTACTCCCCTGAGTTTTTAACCATTGTGGAAAAACAACATCTGGCTCTTAAGTCTGGGTGTCCTATTGAGGTCATTTGGGCTGACAACCTCAAAGATGAGACTCGAACCCAAGAGAAGGTTGACGCTGGTAAAACACGCGTTATCTCCTCTTGTCCTCTAGACTATTTAGTTCTTGTTCGGATGTACTTTGGTGCTTTCGTGGCCTATGTGCAGAGCACTCCTACTTCCAAACCAGTTGCTGTTGGCATTAATGCCCACAGTATTGATTGGATAATGCTCCGTAACCGTCTCTCGCGTCCTGCAGGGTCTGTTCTCTCGGGTGATTTCACCAATTATGACAGTAAAATTCCAGCATTTGTTGGTGAGGTTTTTCTCAAGTATGTCAATTGGTGGTATGATGACGGAGCTGATTCGGTGCGAGCTTTGCTCATGCAGCACATCTTTAATGCTGTGCACATCTCTGGCGTAAACATCTATCAGTCTACTGGTGGACACCCATCTGGTGACCCTATAACTTCCATCTACAATTCGTTCATCAACATTATCATGACTTACTACGTGCTAACATGCCGTATGAATATGTCAGAGAGCGATTTTGAACTTACTGTCTATGGTGACGACAGCATCATTGCCACAGTTCAGCCCAACCTGAAGTGTAGCGACCTTGCTCCCCACTATCTTGAATGTTTTGGTATGACTTACACTCACTTTTCCAAGACGTCTCAAGACAGTGTTGACACCCTCGACTCCATCCGATACTTAGGTCGAGCGTTTGTTGAAAAACGCGCTCCCTTGGATTATCGTACTGTTGCGGAGTCCGTTTATTGGCGCAAAGGCGATGCTGGCGAGAGTCAAGTTCTCGTCTCCACTTTTGAGACTTTTCTTATTGAACTCTCACATTTCCCAGAGAAGTTCTTCCAGGATCAAATAGCGGAGATCATGATTGCGGCTAAAGCCAAAGTTCCACATCTACTCACTACCCTCGAGTCCAAGATTAAAACCTACCAGGAGTATCAAACCCTCAAATATGACCCCAAGTCTAAAGGCATTGATATGTATCCCAGCAAAGGTTGGGGAACAAACTTTGCCCTGCATTCTGGTTCGTTCGAGGTCCATTCCAACCCCACTCCGCTCTTAAACGTCACTGACACGCGTAATGCCGATTTGACATCACGTGCTACAAACGACGTTTCGCCCACACAAGAGGGTCAATTAGGAGACTTCCATGACGCTGGTCCTGTGACGAGCTCCGGTGCAGACTCTACCCCTATTCCAGATCCCCAAAAAACCTGGAATATGGAGTCATACGATCTTGATGGTGTGCTTAACCGAACATATGTGTTGGCCAACGTAGACTGGCCCAGTGCCGCTGCTGCCAACACTATATTGGCGCTCATCGATTTTCCATCAGTCCTTTTTGCTCAACCCTTCATAGCGGCAAAGCTGGCGGATTTCAGGTACTTTAAAGGTGCGATACGAATATCTTTTCGCGTCAATACCAATAAGTTCCTTTATGGTGCGGTCATTATTGACTACGAACCACTTCCGTCCATGGACGCGCACCCAGCCACTCACTACCAAGCGGCGTCTGGATCTCCACATATCTTGGTTAGCGCATCTTCGGGGGACACCCATGTCTTCGATGTACCATTTGTCTCCAACCAACGTGCTCTCGATTTGGGTTCGTATTTGGCTGATGAAATGGGACATTTCACCATTCGTGTCCTGTGTCCCATCAAAAACATACAAGGCGATCCCATCTCTGCCAAGATTTTCGTGACGGCTCAGTTTGTTGATGCCGAGGTCATGCTTCCCCATCCCACTACCAGTGCGCTTTATAAGCCTGACATCTTGTATAAGTTGTCTGGCACGCGACTAGTCGCTGTGGATGAGGACTTCTCAGTCCACTCTGGCAAGGGTCCTGGCATGAGTTTAGTCGAGATGCGGAAGAAAAGTCATAGTGGCACCATTAGCTCTGAACACGAGTCCACAGATTCAGGTTCTTCTGCTGTTCGTGCTGTTAAACTATCCAATCAGTACTTAGATACGTTCACTTCGTTCGTCTCCAAAGCTGCTATAGCCATGAGTGTCATTGGCCTTTCTAAACCTACCACGCTTAGTGTTGGCACCATTGTGAAATCGGTGCCCAACCCGGACACTTCCTATGGAAAAGGTGTCGACACTGCGCTCAAGCTCAGTATGGATCCAGAGAATGGCATATCAACCACTCCCAATGTGGCAGGTATGTCCGTGGATGAAATGGAGTTTCGCAAGCTCCTTGGTACGCCACAAATTGTTAGTGACTATTCCTTTCTTGAAGGTTCTTCCCCCGTTGCAATTATGAGTGCGGGCCCCTACGGGCTCTATCCGACTTTTGTTGACAGTGTATCCCAGATGTTTGGCTTTATATCAGGCTCCTATAAGCTCAAGGTCTATATCTTTGCTTCACAGTTCCATACTGTCAAGGGGGTTTTTTGGCTATCTGATAGTTCCGGAAGCTCAACAGAATGGGACTCCTGTTACTACAACATAGTCGACGTCCAAGGAGATACAACTGTGGAATTTACCGTGCCTTATCTTGGTAAGAACATCCAAACCGCTACCAATAGCGGAACTTCGTGGAGTGTATGGTTTAAAGTCCTGTCTTGGTCTACACCTGTCCCAGCCGTTTCGTCACCTATCCATTTGGTGGCGTATAAGGCAGCAGCGGATGATTTTAGGCTGGGGTGTTACCTTTCCCAGGGTTTCGTGCCCTCGCACGATCCACGAGCAGACTTTGCAGCTGCCTTCCCTATGTTCCATGTGAATATGGATGGTTATTCTCAAACTGGCTTTGTGAACGGTGAGGAATATACAACGCTTCGCGAGGTTGTTCACAGGTATCATCCCTATACATCTGTCTCTGGTAACAGTTTCCCAGTATGGAGTGGAAACGCACTGTACAATACGGCTTGGATTGGTGTTGAGTTCTGGTCGAAGTTCTACAGGTTCTGGCGTGGCTCCGTCAGGTGGAAATTGCTACTCCGAGACTCTCGCTACATGGAGACTATCACTATCAAGAACGCCATGACTGGCAGTACGCTGTATGTCAGTGGCATGTATCAATCATCCCCCAATAACCCAGTAGTTGAGGCTGAAATTCCGTTTTACACGGACAAACTCTTTCTGTCTACATCTTCTGCGTCTGAGCTGTACGTTGTCGCCAGTGTTGCATCCAATTATGCCGCTGGCTCCAAGTTCTTGTTCAAATCCATGGGTGATGATGCTTCTTTCCACTGGATACGTGCTTTGCCCTATGGCACGTTCTCAGCTGTGTCCACTAATGGATACCAGGCTTTGAACTCTTGGTCTAGTAC